GGGTATTTCCACTCCGTGGTAAGTGTAAGAATGTGAGAGATTCTTCTGTCGCTCAATTGACCTCCAACCAAGAGTTCAATGACCTTAAGAAGATTTTGGGTCTTCAACAAGGAAAGGAGTACAAGGATGTTTCCGAACTCCGATACGGTCGTCTCATGATCATGACAGATGCTGATAATGATGGAAGTCACATCAAGGGTCTCATTCTCAACATGATTCACTATTTCTGGCCCAGTCTCCTGAAGATGAACTTTGTGGTCAGCATGGTCACACCGATTATCAAAGCGACCAAGGGTTCGGAGACAAAGTCTTTCTACACTGACTCTGCATTCCGAACTTGGTATGGAACGGGCAAGGCTGGATGGAAGATCAAGTACTACAAGGGTCTCGGTACTTCTACCTCAGCTGAGGCTCGTGAGTACTTCAAAAAGATTCAGGATCTTACTGTGAAGTTTGATATGGATGTGATGACAGACGATTCCATCGTACTCGCTTTCGATAAAAAGAAGGCGGATGCTCGAAAGTCTTGGCTCCTCGAGAATACAGCGAAGGATGCAGATCAGTTGGAAGTTCCATACGGTAACGTGAAGCAATTGGACATCTCAGATTTTGTACACAAGGACCTGGTCAACTTTTCGTTGGCGGATCTGAAGCGTTCAATCGCTCACATGGCTGATGGTCTCAAGCCTTCTCAGCGCAAGGTTCTGTACTCGTGCTTTCACAAGAACTTGAAGGATGAGATGAAGGTGGCGCAGTTGGCAGCATACGTGGCGGAGAAGAGTGCCTATCACCATGGTGAAGTTTCACTGGCGGAGACGATCGTCAAATTGGCAAACGACTACACAGGTTCAAACAACATTAACCTCCTCGAACCCTGTGGTCAGTTTGGCACACGCCTCATGGGTGGTAAGGATGCATCTCAGACGAGGTACATCTTCACGAAGCTTACTAAAGAGGCTCGCAAACTCTTCGATCCCAAGGATGATGCCATTCTCAACTACCTCGACGATGATGGTCACTCCATCGAGCCTGACTTCTATATGCCTACTCTTCCAATGGTCCTGGTGAATGGAACTGAAGGTATTGGGACAGGTTTCAGTTGCTATGTACCCCCTTTCAACCCCAAAGACATTAAGGAAAACATTGAGAGAATGCTCGGAGGTGAGGAGCTTGTGGAGATGAAACCTTGGTTCAGGGGTTTCAAGGGTAAGGTATTCAAAGATGAAGGTGGTAGTTGGATCGCTGAAGGAATTTGGAGAGACACAGGATCACGTCTCAAGGTGACCGAGCTTCCGCCGGGACGTTGGACGCAGGACTACAAAGAGTACCTGGACACACTCACGGAGAAGAAGATGATCACTAGCTACACGAACAACAGCACAACTGAAGATGTGGACTTTGAGATCTTTGGGTACAATGGTAAAGACCTGGTCAAAGACCTCAAGATGAGAAAAACTTTCCACACTTCGAACATGCACCTCTTCCACCCCACTCGGGGTATCCACCGGTACACAAGTCCGGAAGAGATTCTCAAAGACTTTGTGGAACTGAGACTGGAACATTATAAAAAGCGTAAGGCACACCTCATCGAGGTACTCCAAAAGAGGGCGGAGATGTGTGATCACAAGTCTAAGTTTGTCTCTATGGTCATCGAAGGAAAGTTGGTGGTCTTCAAGAGGAAGAAGCAAGATCTTGAGAAGGAGATGTCAGCGATCTTTCCCAAAATTGACGGAAACTGGGACTATCTACTCAACACTAAGACTGTAGAGTATACTGAGGAACGCGTCAGGGCGCTGATGGATGAAGCCAAACAGGCGGACATCGACTTGGAACGCATGATGAAAACGAGTCACGTCACAATGTGGAAAACGGATATTAAAAATATGTGAGCAGTAAGTAGATATGGGTGAGGCTGCTAAGATTTCCCTTAAAGCTATTGGAAAGCAGGATACACACCTCCTTTCCAAAGACCCAGATGATTCATTTTTTAATTATAAAGGAGACAAAGTACACTCTGAATTTAGAAAGTATCATAGAAGTCGTAATATCGTCAACCCAAGACCTGGTCAAGCGAACGACAACTGGCCGTTTGGGCAGACGATCAAGGTCGAATTCAATCCACAAAACATGGGTGATCTTTTGAGTAACATGTGGTTAAGTGTAAAGATGCCTGGACTTCGAAATCCAACTGTTGGAAATTACGCGGATCAATTGGGGCGTCACATTCTCAAGAGTATCACGATGTATGTGGATGATCTTGAAGTCGAAAAGATTCATGACGATTGGGGAGTTATTTACGATGAACTTTATTTGGAAGTTTCTGAAAAAGTTGCGAATAGATTTCTTGTGAATAGAAACATAGGCTATGACGATTCCACCTTGTACCCTTCACTCGCACAATACGATTCTGATCTCATGATCCCTTTACACTTTTTCTTTTCGAGAAAGTTTTCGAGTGATGAATATTCTTCAAACAAACCAAATCGCCCCTATTTCCCTGTGTGTGCGATATATCGACAAAAGATTGTCTTCGAATTAGATTTTCATAAACAATCATTCTTCACGGATAGAACACAACTTATTCATCTCGACGATTTCAAACTTATCACTGAAGAAATCACAGTCACTCCTGAAGAGCGAAAATACTTAGCGAGTGAGAGACAGACACTTATCACAGATCTTGTGAGGAAACATCCAACAACTGTCAGTGAAATCAATAAAGATGTCATTCGAACCAACTTGGTTCCAAACATACCCGTCAAGTGTATACATTGGTTTTTGCGAAACACTCTGTACGAGAATGAAGATGTAGCTATTGGTGATCCGAGTAACACGGAAAGGTATTACTCGCAAAACAGATTCAACTTTTCTTCGAACGTAAACTTCGATGAAGTTCAAACTTTTTTTGAACCAATCATGGAAAACGCTAGTTTCTATATCAATGGCAACAAACTTCCCAATGTTTCCAACACGAATCATAGTTATTACAAGTATCTCATTCCATTCAGGAATAGACTTGCCAGACCGTACAGAAATATTTACACATACAGCTTCTCGATGAATCCGATAAATGTGGAACCATCGGGAAACTTGGATTTTAGTCAGATACAGTCCGAAAAAACGTCTATAGAAGTGAAACTCGATACACGGGAGGGGTCGTTGGTAGACATAACTACTAAAACTTACTCTTTACAAATGTATTACACGGGATATCAGACATTCGTGTTTGACAGGGGATTTATGTCACTTGCTTACTAAACAGAGAATTCTTATTCGTCGAAATGTAGTCGATGATGTTGTTCTTGATACACCATTTGATGAAATTTAGTTGTGCCAATGTCGTATGAATTTCATGAGATGTACCCGGAACCTTGTAAGCAAACTTCTCGGAACGACAGAATGGGTCGAATAGTTTTTTGCTGTACCCATCTAAACTTGACTTATAAGCGCAGTGTACGGTAAAATACTTACCGTCCTTGGTAGTGTAAGAAATGTTATTCTTTTTTGCATAGTTTGTGATGAACCATTCCAGGTTTCGTAGAGAAATACCACTCGACTTGTCAAGAATGTTCATCAGTTTAGTTCGGTTTTCTTCTTCGTTGTAGAATGCATTGATTGATGTTAGTAGAATACCAGTTTTACTCATTACTCAGTACAGAACCCAAATCTATAAGCTGTTTAGAATTTTCACACCCTGGACAACCCCTGACATACATTTTTTCCGGACCGTGGGTATGTAGATTTGAACTCGACAATGTTCGCACTTCTAGTTTCTTACCCTGTGTCATGTGATGTCTACAATACCCAGTGTCACTCGCCTTAAATAGACATCTCTGTCCATTTGATTTGGTACCTTTACAGAGTGAGACGTTGGCTATAGCTGGAAGATCTCTCAGAAGTATGTCGAGTGGAACTGCATGTTTTTTCGAAATCGTCTCAGCATATTCCCCCAACAATGTACTTACTCGTTCATTAACTTCCTGTTCGATCAGATCAATAATTTTGTTGTGCAACATCATTCCTTATTAGTAGATTGTTCGTATTTTTTAAATATGTCTTGAATAGATCCAGTCTTTGGTACCCGTGTACCTTTAATACGTTCACGGAGTTCTGCGACCTTTCCGGTATGATCGAGACCGAGTTTTTTACACTCTTCGATGAGCTGCTCCTTTTTCATGCCACTGAGTGCAGGTCCCGTCTCTTTCTTTTTCGGTTTGTGTTGAGAGATGATCTCACCAAAGATTTCTTGTTTCGGATCCTCAAACAGAGGCTCAAGAAGATCACACACTGGATTCAGAAATTTGTTCACGAAGTAGTAGTGATAGTCAACTGGAATGTTATTCTCTTCGACGTATTTGGGATCTTCAGATTTTTCAAATGCCTTGGCTTTAGGGTCGCCAGTCTTAGTCAATAGGTAAGGGACACGGTCACCAGATTGTGGTTCGGAACCAGGCTTTCTGTCGCGCATCTTGTGAACAACCTGCACATGAGCTTGGTTGATTTCACCGATTCTAGGACCCGTGACGGAAACAGGTTCGCCGTTAACCTTATAGCTATCGGAAAGAGATTGACTCAAAATCAACTTTTCG